AGTAACTACACTTCCAGCAGGACAATCTTTAAATAATATGGATGATTTATTATATTTTCAAAGAAAAATGTTTAGTGCTTTAAATGTTCCACTTACTAGATTAAATCCAGAAACATCTACATTTACATTGGGTAGAGCTTCTGAAATTACACGAGATGAAATAAAGTTTTATCGATTTATAGTAAGATTAAGAACTAAATTTTCACAATTATTTTTACAAATACTTGAAAAACAGTTAGTATTAAAAAATATAATGACTGCTGATGAGTGGAATGAAATAAGCAATGGCATAAAGTTTAGATTTGCAAAAGATAACTATTACAATGAATTAAAAAATAGTGAAATATTACAAAATAGAATTATGACATATACTAATTTAAGTGCTTCAGGAGTTATAGGTAAATATTATTCGGATGAGTGGGTTCGTAAAAATATATTTATGCAATCTGAACAAGACATTTTGGAACAAGACGAAAAAATAGCTCAAGAATCTCAAATGAATACACAAATAAATGATACAACAGATGATGATAGTAATATAAATAATAATAATGATGCTAATAATGTCATTGATGAAATACTCAATAATGATGAACTAGATGATAATGCTAAATTGCAACAATTGATGTCACTAAAAGATTCATTAAGTAAAATGAGCACAAATACAAACATTAATAGAAATTTATTGATAAGAATTTCTAGAAATATACAAGTGTTGCAACAAAAATTACAGCAAAAAGCTATAGCAGAGGAATAATTTGATGCCAAATTTAGAAGATAAAATTAGATCATTATTGAACTTTTCTTCACAGGAAAGAATATCTGATTTTTCAAAAACTTTTGATGAAATAATGAGAGAAAAAGTATCACAAGTAATAGAAAAAGAAAAGCAAAATGTTGCCTCAAAGTACTTTGCAAACATTGAAACGTAATTTAAAATTAGGCAATAGTCCTGGTGTAGATTATGCACCAAGAGCAAAGGTTGAAAGAGATTTTGTAGCTTTACATACTGTTGAATTAATACCAGATAGAAATGGTAATGGTGATGATGTATTTAAAGCATCAAATGTAAAATATGCTTTAGATAAAGAAGACCATGGCTATGAAAAAGGCGAAGATGAAGATAATTATGATCTTTTTAAAGATGAAGATGATGAGCATGAATACATTATTATAAGAAGAAAAAAGTTGCGCGAGATAGCACCCAGATTAGACATATAACAATGAAAATTATTAAGCCTTTAGCTAATACTATAACTCTTACTACTGCTAATACAATAAATGATGCAAGATTAGTATATATTTTTGCAAGCACTGCATCTTTAATTACTGTGACTTCCAATACAAATGTAGTAAAAGGTTCTATTGTTGTTCCACCCAATAATTTTATTTTAATTGAAAAAGAAAGAACAGATACACTTACAGCAAATTTAGCAGTTTCAGCAACATCAGTAGCATATAAAGATTAAAAACAAATGCGCATATTGTCAGAATATACAAATGACATAGAAGTATTGGAAGAAAGTTTTTCTGATACACAAAAAAACTTATATATAAAAGGCATTTTTCTACAAGCAGATGTAGAAAACAGAAATGGTCGTATATATCGCTTACCAATTTTACAAAAAGCAGTAAATGAATATATTGAAAATTATGTAAAAACAAATAGAGCTTATGGTGAATTAGGTCATCCTAATACACCAAGTTTAACAATCAATTTGGATAGAGTGTCACATATTATTACTGAACTTGTACAAGATGGTAAAAATTTTATAGGTAAAGCAAAAATTACTGATACACCAATGGGCAATATTGCAAAAGGATTATTAAAATCAGGTGCTAGTTTGGGCGTATCTTCAAGAGGTTTTGGCTCTTTAAAAGAAAACAACGGTGTACTTGAAGTAGAAGAAGGATTTAGATTATGCACTGCAGCAGATATAGTAGCTGATCCATCAGCACCAGATGCTTATGTAAATGGTATTTTGGAAAATTATGATTGGGTTTATGATGTTTCCAGCAATTCTTGGTATAAAGAAAAAATAGAAGAAACAAGAAAAAAACTACATAGAAAAACAGTAAAACAAATAAATGAAAATAAAATGAAAGTTTTTGAGATGTTTATAAAAGAATTATCAAAAAAACAGTTAAAAATATAATGTTTTATAAATAAATTAAAATACTTAAGAGGTTTCGAATGTCAGAAAAAATAGAACAAGATAACATGAATATGCCCGTTTCTTCTGGTGCTGAAACATTGAAACCAAATTCAAATACTATTGATGATGAAAAATCCAGAATAGAATATCTTTATAAAATGATTAGTATGCTTGGTGTAATGAATAAAGAAGATTTATCTTATTTGTTGCAACAAGCTTTAGATTTAATAGGTAAAGAAGCTGATTCTTTGCCTATCAATGCTAATGCTGAAATGAATAAAGCTACTATTGCTGCTAAAAATATAAAAGAATCTTCTCATGAAAATGATGAAGATGATGAAGATGATGAAAAAAACAAAAAGAGTGAAAACAATGAAAATGATGATATAAAAGAAAATACTGATATTTCAAATGAAAATGAAGATGATGATGAGAAAAAAGACGAAGAAGATGATGAAGATGTTGATAGTGATGAATTATTGAAAAAAATGATTGACAAAATTGATGTTTCTGATGATATCAAAGATTTAATGGTAAAAGAAGGTCTTTCCAAAGAATTTATTGATAAAGCTTGTGTTCTTTTTGAAGCAGCATTAAATGCTAGAACCAAAACAATCAATTATGCTCTAAAGGAATATTATAAGCAAAAATTAAAAAAACAAACAAAAGTACTTGAAAATAAAATTGTAAAGAAATTGGATAGATATTTGTCTTATCTATCCGAACAATGGTTAGCTAATAATGCTGTTGCTGTAGAAAAAAGCTTAAGAACTGAATTAACTGAAGATTTTATTAACAATCTATATAAACTTTTCAAAGAACATTATATTTCAATACCAGAAGAAAAAATTGATGTTGTTGAACAATTGGCCCAAAAAATCAATCAACTTGAAGGTCAATTAAATGAAGCTATAAATAATAATCAACGTTTGAAAGAAAAACTTCTTTTACATGAAAAAAGAAAAGTAATAGAAAATGCTACTATGGGTTTAAGCTTATCACAAAAGAATAAATTCTTAGAATTAGCTGAAAATTTAAACTTTGATGGTGATATTAAGAAATATCGTGAAAAATTATCTATTATCAAAGAACAATATTTTAATACTAAAACAAAGAAAAACAATATTTTAGAAGAAACATATGAAGGTGAAGATACTGCAGTCAATAAAAATATTGATCCTATGATATTTAGGTATTCTGAAGCAATTTCAAAAATTGTAAAGAAATAAATAACATTAAATAAAGAATAAAAAGAAAGGGAAGCAAATGAATATTGCTGAAACACTTCAAAGAAAATGGGCACCTATTTTGGAGCATAAAGATTTAAACCCAATTAAAGATGCCCATCGCAAAGCTGTTACTGCAGTATTATTAGAAAATACTGAAAAAGCTATTAGAGAATCAAACGCACACGGCGCCTATCAAGTTTTGTCAGAAGCACCTACTAATGTACCATTTAATGCTATGGGCGCTTCAAGCTCAACCGCCGGCGCTGGTCCATTTGACTTATATGATCCAATTTTGATTAGTCTCGTAAGACGCGCTATGCCAAATCTATTGGCATATGATATTTGTGGTGTTCAACCAATGACTGGCCCAACAGGTCTAATCTTTGCAATGCGTGCTAGATATGGTGATGCCGGTCTTGGCAATACATCTTCTCATGGCAATACAAAGGCTGGTACAGAAACCTTCTACAATGAAGTAAATACTGCATTTTCTACTGTTGTAACTGGCGCCAACACATTTGGTCAAAAGCATGTCGGTACATATCCTGGTACTTCTTCTGGTGGTCCATTAACTTCAGTAAATACATATAACACTGGTACTGGTATGAGCCGCTCTCAAGCTGAAGCTTTGGGTGCGGATGCAAATACTGCATATCCACAAATGGGTTTCAGTATTGAAAAGGTAACAGTAGAAGCAAAAAGCCGTGCTTTAAAAGCAGAATATACTCTTGAATTAGCACAAGACCTAAAAGCAATTCATGGTCTAGATGCTGAAGCTGAATTGGCTAACATTCTTTCTGCTGAAATTTTGGCTGAAATTAACAGAGAAGTAGTAAGAACTATCAATATTACTGCAGTTCAAGGCGCTGCAGAAAATACTACAACTCCTGGTGTATTTGATTTGGACACAGACTCCAATGGTAGATGGCTTGTTGAAAAGTTCAAGGGCTTGATGTTCCAACTTGAAAGAGAAGCAAATAGAATTGCCCGCGATACTCGTAGGGGTAAAGGTAATATCGTAATTTGCACTTCAGATGTTGCTTCTGCTCTACAAGCTGCTGGTGTATTGGATTATACTCCAGCATTGGCGCAAAACAATCTTGAAGTAGATGATACAGGTACTACATTTGTAGGAGTATTAAATGGTAGACTAAGAGTCTATATTGATCCATATGCTTCAGGTGGTCAATATATGACAGTTGGTTATAAGGGTTCAAGCCCATTTGATGCTGGTTTATTCTATTGTCCATACATTCCACTTCAAATGGTAAGAGCTGTTGATCCTGGCAACTTTGCTCCAAAAATTGCGTTTAAGACAAGATATGGTATGGTTGCCAATCCATTTGCTGAAGGTGCTACAGTAGGTAACGGTCAACTCGCGTTTAATACTAACGTTTACTATCGTCGCGTTGTTGTTCGTAATCTAATGTAATCAAATAAGCCAATAAAAA